GCAATGAAGTTCGTTGACAGCTTAGCTAGTCAACTACGTGACGACAGCATGGACTTAGGCACTTCTCAGTTGTCTGGCTTGAAGACACCGGACATGGCGAAGCAAGAGTTGGGTGAGTTGCACATGAACAAAGAGTTTATGGATGCTTGGCTAGATCGCCAACATCCAGGCCATGGAGCAGCAGTAGCGAAGAAAGCAAACCTTGCTAAGATGATGGTAGGTATGACACCGTGAAACAAGCAAGGTTAGATGCTTTGAAGCTGGCTTCTGTTTATACATCTGACGCTGATGAGGCTATTATTATTGCCAGTGAATTTGCGTACTTTATTGAGAATGGGGACAGGGTTAACGTCCTGCGCCCTGTTCTTAATAAAGAAGCAGTTGTTAAAAAACAACGTATAAAAAAAGGATAGTTGAATATGGCTACCCCCAGCAAAGGAAAAGCAAGAGTAAAGGTTACGTCTAGTGGAAAACGTGTTTCTTACGGTCAAGCTGGAAAAGCTAAAGGCGGCGGTGCAAGGGTAAGACCAGGAACATCTAAAGGTGACGCTTATTGTGCAAGGTCGGCTGGTCAAATGCAAAAACATCCTAAAGCAGCAAAAAATCCTAATTCTCCATTACGGTTAAGCCGTAAACGATGGAAATGCGCTGGCACAAAATCAACGAGGGCTTAATGGCAAAACAAGGTCTATACGCAAACATTCACGCAAAACAAAAACGCATAAATTCTGGTTCTAAAGAAAGGATGCGTAAGGCAGGGAGTAAAGGCGCACCAACTGCTAAAGCGTTTAAACAATCTGCAAAAACAGCAAAGAAGAAATAGTATGGCAAAAAACAAACCGCATTATCTACCAAGTGGCAAGGCCTACACTGGAGCTACCCATAAAAGTAGTGGAAAACTAATGTCAGGAGCAAAGCACACAGCGGCAAGTAAGTTTTTGACGCATAAACCAAAAAGAAAATAATTAGTAATTATATTGCAAATAAACAAAATATGTGTCACTGTTTGTACAGAGCGCACCATGGTGGTGTGGAACGGACAACGCTGATAACCTTCGGGCCAGCAAAAAAGTCTTAGTAGTGGCCCCGCGCAACGCGGATAAGCCTGTAGCTTCTTGTTATTAATCCAAGAAGGAAGGGCATATCCATGTCAAACGAAATCCTTGATTGGTCAGTAATCGACTATAAATCTACCGTTGAAGCATTGTTGCAACAACGTGGGTCTAAATTTCGTGATACTGTCATGGAAGACAGCTATCATGGTAAGTCGGGTGCTGCCGTCAACCAAATCGGTGCCGTAAACGCAGCTTTGCGTACTACGCGCCATGCAGATACTCCATTGATTGAAACTCCTCACGATAAGCGTTGGGTCTTCCCAAGCGATTATGAGTGGGCTGATTTGATTGATGATCAAGACAAACTTCGCGTTATCTCTGACCCCACCTCACCTTACGCCGTTAACGGCGCAATGGCTCTTGGCAGGGCTATGGATGACCTAATTATCGCTGCTGCTACCGGAACTTCCCTCACGGGCGAAGATGGTACAACTTCTACAGCTTTCCCTTCTGCTCAAACTGCTGCCACAACCGCTGGTGGTTTGACGGTAGCTAAGCTTCGTGAAGCCATGCAGTTGTTAATCGCCGCTGAAGTTGATGTTGACAACGAACCTCTCTACTGTGCTATCGGCGCACAACAACACGATGATCTTCTAGGACAAACTCAAGCTATTAGTCTCGACTTTACTAATAAGCCTGTTCTTGTTGATGGTCGTATCCGGTCATTTATGGGCTTTAATTTTATCGACAGCCAACGGTTGGCTTTGTCTGGAACAGATCGGACAGTTATTACTTGGGCTAAATCCGGTCTTCACTTGGGTATTTGGAACGATATCAATGCCCGTATCACTGAGCGTGATGACAAATCTTATTCAACGCAGGTCTACGTCAAAGGCACCTTCGGGGCCACCCGTGTTGAAGAGAAAAAAGTCGTCGCAATCACTTGCTCGGAGGCTTAAATCATGGCTACTACATATAGTGTCCAAAAAACTAAGTGGAACCAAGATACGCCAACCACACGAATTAAGCCTAACGAACAGGCTGGTCGTGTGCGTGTTGCTTACGCATTAGCTGAAGCGGCATCTCTAGCTGTTGGTCCGATTGAAATGTTTAACCTCCCGAATGGTGCGCGTATCCTTTCTGGTGAGTTAATGCATGACGCTCTTGGCGGTTCTACTACAGCTTCTGTAGGTCACGCGGCTTATAAGAACGCTGATGGTACAGTTGTCGCTCTTGACGTTGATGAATACAAAGCTGCTGCTGCATCAACTGGAATTGCTACAGTTGATGTTGCTGCTACATCAGCACTTGGTCGCAACAGTGTTGTCGATGCAGACTCTGATGGTATTCCCATCACGGTTGTAATTGCTGGCGCTGCGGCTACAGGAACCATTGAGTTGACAATGTTGTACGTTGTTGACTAATAGGTTGAGGGGGGCTTAGGCTCCCCTCAATTCCTCTTTTAGGAGTTTACTATGTCTTCTTCAGATGTAGACATCTGTAACTTAGCTCTACAACGTCTTGGCGCTAAGCCTATCAGCAGCCTGTCCCAGGACAGCACCGCGGCTAGAGCTTGCAACCGTGTATACGAGCACTCACGAGATTCAGAACTCCGCGCTCATCCGTGGAGTTTTGCTCGTGCTAGAGTGTCCCTTGCTGCTGAGTCCACAGACCCTATCTTCGGTTTTGCTAAACAGTATCCATTACCATCCGATTACCTCCGTATTCTTCCTAACGACGGGGTGAACGGTACGTCTACTCAGAACGACTTTCAGATCGAAGGTCGCAAGATTCTTACGGATGACTCTTCGCCTATCTCTGTTGTGTATCTCAGAAAGGTCACAGACACTGCTGAGTTCGACGCATTGTTTGTTGAGCTGCTAGCAGCACGTATTGCTATGGAGATTGCTGAGAAGGTTACTCAGTCGAACACCAAGAAGGCTGATGCTCAACAGCAGTACAAAGAAGTTAAAGCGGAAGCACGTAAAGTTAACGCTTTCGAGCGCCCTGCTCAAGAACTCCCCACAGACCCTTGGATTGCATCGAGGCTATAGGTCATCGCAAAAGTCTCACCAATTCAGACAAATTTTAATGGGGGAGAAATTTCTCCCCTTCTTTTCGGTCGCCCTGATCTTGAAAAGTATCGCGCAGGGCTACAGACATGCCTAAACTTTGTCCCTCTTATTCAAGGCCCGATTGAACGGCGACCTGGGACGGTGCATATAGCTTCCACTGAGACCCCAACTGAGGCGTCTAGGCTGGTCAGGTTTGAGTTCAGCACCACCCAAGCTTATGTGCTTGAGTTGGGCAATCTATACTTCCGTGTCTTCAAGGATAATGGTCAGGTCAACTCAGGCGGCTCCCCAGTAGAAGTGACCACAACGTACAAAGAAGCTGACCTGTTTGAACTCAAGTTCACACAGAGCGCAGACACCCTTTACATTACGCACCCAAGTTACAAGCCTCGGAAGATTACGCGAACCAGCGACACAGCGTGGACAATCACCGACATTACGTTTAGCGATGGCCCTTTTCTTAACACAAATGCTACGGATACGACTCTAACCCTCTCAGGTGGCACGTACACCAAAGGCACCACGGGTGTTACAGTAACAGCGTCTGCAATCACAGGGATCAACAGCGATACAGGTTTCCAGACCACGGATATAGGTCGTCTGATTCGGTGGGAAGACCCTGCCGGTAACTGGACTTGGTACACGATCACGGCGCACACCAGCACCACAGTTGTAACGGTAACAATTACCGGCCCTACAGCATCCGCTGCCACAGGTACGGTTGACTGGCGTCTTGGTGTGTGGTCAGACACGACTGGCTACCCTGCTGCGGTTACCTTCCACCAAAACCGTTTGGTTTTCGGAGGGGGAGTTGAATTTCCACAACGTATTGATATGAGCCGTACAGGTGACTTTGAAAACTTCGCGCCTACTGAGCTTGATGGCACAGTGGTTGACGACAACGGCATCACTGACACTTTCTCTGCTGATGTGGTCAACGCTATCCGCTGGGTAGCTGATGATGAGAAGGGGTTGGTCACAGGCACGGTTGGTGGTGAGTGGATCACACGGCCCTCCGACACAGGTGGGGTACTTACGCCCTCCAACGTACAAAGTAAACGGTCTTCTGCTTATGGTAGCGCGGACATCCAACCAGTCCGCGCCGGTCGTTCTATTATTTTCATTCAAAAAGCTAAAAGAAAAATTCGTGAAATTGCGTATGACTTTCAAATTGACGGCATTGAGGCAGACGACATGACCGTCATCTCTGAGGGCGTCACGCGCAGCGGTGTGGTTGAGGTGGCGTATCAAGCAGAACCTAATAGTGTGATTTGGGCATGTCTTGCTAATGGCACTTTGATTGGCGCGACCTACGACCGCAAGCAAAAGGTAGTTGGTTGGCACAGACATGTAGTCGGTGGGGTATCCGACGCTGCTGGAGCACAAGCTAAAGTAGAGAGCATCGCTGTCATCCCAAACACCACAGGCACAGCCGACGAACTCTACATGATTGTGCAACGATACGTAAACGGGGCTACGGTTCGCTCTGTTGAGTATATGAAGCCTTATTGGGATGCCGAAACGGACCTTGAGGACGCTTTCTTTGTTGATAGTGGGTTGAGCTTAGACTCCCCCGTCACCGTAACAGGTATTACCTCCGCTAACCCCGCTGTCGTTACTACTGCAACACATGGTTTCTCTAACGGCAATAACGTCCGGTTTACTGAGGTTAAAGGCATGACTGATGTGAACACTATCAATTACCTTGTTGTAGATAAGACATTGACCACGTTTGAGCTTGCCAGCACAACAAAGATTACACCAAACATTACAGCAGTTACACAAGCTAACCCTGGAGTCGTCACGGCTACTGGGCATGGTTTAGCGGATGGTGATGAGATTGCGATCTTTGGTGTCGCGGGGATGACAGAGCTTAACGGTTTTCATTACACGATTGCCAATAAAACTGATAACACCTTTGAACTTTCGGGCATCAACACCAGTGGTTTTACGGCTTTTGTATCTAGCGGTGACATCCACCCTATGATAGACTCTACGTCATTCACCGCTTATGTGTCTGATGGAGAAGTTCGTAAACAGGTGACGAGCGTTTCGGGCCTTTCTCATCTTGAAGGTGAAGTTGTCCAAGTCCTGACTGAGGGGTCCACGCACCCTAACCGTACAGTCGCTTCTGGTGCTATCACGCTTTCAAGCGGTTTTACCCATGTCCATGTTGGTTTAAGTTACGTCTCCGACGCTGAGACATTACGCCAAGAGGCTGGCGCTAAAGACGGCACAGCGCAGGGCAAGCTGCAACGAATTACAAGGGTGATCCTTCGGTTCTTCCAAACATTGGGCGGTAAAGTTGGCCCTGACATAGCCAGCCTAGACACTATTGTCTTCCGTGAAGGTGGCGACGCTATGGATACAGCGACACCTTTATTTACAGGGGATGTTGAGATTGAGTGGGATGCGGAGTATAGTACAGAGGCGTATGTATTTCTAAGACAGGAGCAACCTCTTCCTATGACCCTACAAGCAGTTATGCCGCAGTTGAACACACAGGATAGATAATGAGGATTGTGCCTTTTAAGGCAGAGCACGTTGATCAGATCAAGTTTCAAGGTGCTCAGATTCAGTTGTCGGTTGAAGAGGTAAAGTTTCTAGAGAGTGAGGTAGCGTACACTGCTCTCGTTAACGGTAAGGCCGTCGCAGCCGCTGGGTTAATACATCAGTGGGAAGGTAGAGAGTTAGCGTGGGCGTTTGTTTCGGAGCTAGGCGCATTAAACTTTAGAACGCTGCACAGGTACATTAAGAAAGGTCTTGATGACAGGCCAGTTAAGAGAATTGAAATGACAGTTGATTGCAATTTTCCCCAAGCCCACAGATGGGCAAAAATGCTGGGCTTCAAGCTGGAAGCTGAGCGCATGATCTCGTACTCACCTGATGGGCGCGATATGGCGCTGTATGCGAGGGTATTATGAGTGAGATCATAAAAGCTGGCGGTCAGGTTATGGGCGGTATCTCTGCTAAAAAAGCAGGGCAAGCTCAGAAAAAACTTGCAGAAAGTAATACTGCGGTTATTCGCGCCACAACTAAAGAGAACACGATCAGAGAACGTAGGGCGGGGGCGCGGAAAAAAGGTGCTGTGCGGAACTTAAATCTGTCCTCCACAGATGTTATAGAAGATTTAGCAGCGGAGTTAGAGTTAGCAGCTCTGACAAGTGAGTACGAAGGTGCCTTACAAGCTCAGGGTTTTGTTAACCAAGGTAGAATTGCTAAGAACAGGGGGAATTCAGCGTTTTATGGGTCTCTCGCGAGTGCTTCAGGGACCCTTCTATCTGGCGCGGCTAAAGGTGCCAGTGGCGGTGCGGCCCCTACCAGTAGTGGTCCCAGTACAATTAAAGTTTCAGACTTCGCGGATGATTAGGAAATAGGAC